TAAAAAGTATAGAAAGAGTTAAAAAATCAGGAGAAATGATTTACAATAAGAAAGAACAATTAACAAGTGACCTTGGATCCAAACCAGAATAATTTTAATTTTGTATTTTTAGGACAATCTGTATTAAAGTATCAGGTTCCTTTAGATGTTTATAATATGATTAATAATGTCTATGAAACAAAATATCCTGAACTTAAACCTGCTAATAAACAACTTATTGGTAAAATACAAAAAGAACATAGTTTATTTTACAATGGTGACGACACTAGTAAAATGACTAAACATAATACTTTACCACATAAAGTATTAAGATGGTTTAGTGATCAATTTAAACATTATTTAACGTGGAATAAAGTTAGAGATTGTACTATGCATTTAAATTCTATTTGGATTAACACTATGTTTGAACATGAATACAATCCAGTGCACGTGCATCAAGGATCATTGTATACAGGTTTATCTAGTGTTATGATTTTAAAATTACCTGAATCTTTTGGTGTAGAATATTCTGCAAGTGATCAACCACAAAATGGTAGACTACAAATATTAGGATCAGCTTCTGGTCAGTTTGCTCACGTAGATTATCAACCAAAAATTAAAGAAAGAGATTTTTTTATTTTTCCATATGATATGAGACATTGTGTTTATCCGTTTAATGGACCAGGATATAGAAGAACTTTAGCAGCTAATATGGATGTAAATTACAATCCAATAATTAATAGAGGAGTAAGTTAATGTACGAAAATATACATATAAAAGAACCTAAATGGAAAAGTTGGATTATACAAACAACAACACCAATATTTACACCCGAACAATGTAGACAAATTATAGAAGCAGGTAGAAGACAGCCACCGCAACAAGCACAAGTTGGTATGGGTAAACCTGGGGGCGGCACAGATACAAAGAAAAGAGTTACTACAATAAGTTGGATACCTTTTAACGAAATGGAACCCATGTATCGTGATCTTCATAAATTTATACAAGCAGCAAATTTAAATCATTTTGGTTTTGATGATATTAGAATTACAGAAAATGCACAGTTTACAGAATACCCAGAAGGTGGGTTTTATGATTGGCATATGGACTGTGATGTAAACATGGCTCACGAACCACCGGTGCGAAAAATATCTATGACACTATTGTTAAATGATCCATCTGAGTTTGAAGGAGGAGATTTGGAATTGATGTCTCCAGGAAAGTATCAACCTATAAAACAAGGCCATGCTATTTGTTTTGCATCTTTTATTAATCACAGAGTGAACGTAGTTAAACGTGGTGTTAGACAATCACTTGTTGTTTGGTTTGGAGGCAAACCATTCAAATGATTAAAGAACAATTTTTTCCAACAACCATATACGGTAAAGATGTAAAATTAGATAATCAACTTTTTGCTAACGAAATAGTTGAGTGGTCTAAAAGAGATCCTGGGTTAAAAAAAACAAATAGAAACGGATGGCATTCTACAACAGAAATGCAAAAGATGCCTGTATTTCAACCTTTGGTAAAGGAATTGTTTATAATGATGAATGACATATGGAAAGAAGAATGGTTAGAAAGAGAACCCATGTTAGGTAACATGTGGGCTAATATAAACCCACCAGGTGCATACAATGCTCCACACATACATCCCAATAGTTTGTTTAGTGGTGTGTATTACATAAAATCTTTAGAAAATTCTGGCAAACTAGTTTGTAACGACCCAAGACCAGGAGTGCAATTAAATATGCCTACACGAAAAAAAGGACAACCACCTAAACATTTATGGAGAGAATGTCATTTAGATCCTGTTGAAGGCAGGATACTTATGTTTCCTGCATGGTTATGGCATTGTGTTGAACCAAATCAAAGTAATGATATAAGAATATCAGTAAGTTTTAATTTTATACAACATGGCTTTCAATAAATATCAAGTAATCAAAGGTGCACTTAGCTATGAATTAGCTAATTTTATATTTAATTATTTTCTTTTAAAAAGAGATGCTGTAGCTTGGATGTATCAAAATAACATTACATATGATGATGGAATGTTAGGGACTTGGTCAGATAAACAAGTTCCAAATACATACTCACATTATGGCGATAATGTAATGGAAACATTACTTGTTAAAATGCTACCAATCATGGCTAAAGAAACAGGTCTTAATTTAGTGCCTACATATTCATATGCTAGAATATATAAAAAAGGCGACATACTAAGAAGACACAAAGACAGGCCTTCTTGTGAGATATCTACTACTTTAAACCTTGGTGGAGACCCGTGGCCTATATTTATCGACGGCACAGGGGCTGATACAGTCATAGACGAGTATAAACAGATACATAAACCCAACGCTCCAAAAGGCACGAAAGTCTTGCTTGATGTGGGCGATATGCTAGTATATAGTGGTTGTGAACTAGAACATTGGAGAGAACCACTTGAAGGTGATATCTGTGCGCAGGTCTTTCTTCATTATAACCATGTAGATGGTCCTTTTGCTGAAAAGAATAGGTTCGACAAAAGGCCGATGTTAGGTGTTCCGCCAATACGGAACATGTAATATAATGAGGTTATATGCTACAAAAAATAGGATTTGCACCTGGAATCAATAAACAAATCACACCTACAGGAGCAGAAGGTCAATGGATCGATTGTGATAATGTTCGTTTTAGATACGGCACACCAGAAAAAATAGGTGGTTGGAGACAATTAGGAGAGAATGATTTAACTGGTGCGGGTAGAGGACTTCATCATTTTGTAAATAGTCTAGGTAGAAAGTATGCAATTATTGGTACAAACAGAATTTTATATGCATACTCGGGTGGTGTATTTTATGACATACATCCAATTAAATCTACAAACACATTAACAAATGCATTCACTACTACAAATGGTTCAGCAGTTGTTACAATAACATTTAGTGGTGATCATGGTATTAGTGCATCGGACATTGTATTGTTAGATAATTTTTCTACTATAACTGATTCTAATTTTGGTGCGTCTGATTTTAATGACAAAAAATTTATGGTAACAAGTGTACCATCATCTACAACAATAACCATAACGATGCCAAGTAATGAAAGTGGTAGTGGTGCAACAACATCAGGTGGTATTAGGGTTCAGCATTATTACACTGTAGGTCCAGCTGTGCAAGCAAAAGGTTTTGGTTGGGGACTAGGGTCTTGGGGTGGAGAAGAAGTGGGAGCTTTTACTACAACATTATCTGGTGCAATTAATGATACACAAACAACAGGTATTACACTAGCAGATCCCTCACAGTTTCCAGACTCTGGTACAAACTTTGTATTAATCGGTACAGAAGAAATATCATACACAGGTATCAACGCATCTAATGAATTAACAGGTGTAACAAGAGAAGTTAGAAATACTACAAAAGCATCTCATGGTGCTGGAGATACGGTTACCAGCACGGCAAATTATGTAGCGTGGGGTGAAGCCGCATCAGGAGACTTGGTTCTTGAACCAGGTATGTGGTCATTAGATAACTTTGGTGACAAAGCAATTTGTTTGATACACGACAGTGCTGTATTTGAATGGGACTCTGCTGCATCAAATGCAACAGATAATAGAGCAACAATTATATCTGGTGCACCAACTGCATCAAGACACATGTTGGTATCTACACCGGATCGACACTTAGTATTTTTTGGAACAGAAACAACTATTGGAGATACATCAACACAAGATGATATGTTTGTTAGATTCTCTGACCAAGAGGATATAAACACATACACACCTACAGCAACT